ATCCCCGCTTAAGAGTATGGGCTGGACCGCCGGCGTTGATATATTTGAAGGCATTGATGATTGCTTCGCGAGGATTAAAAAATGAATACTAGTGACATCGGTATCATCGGTCAGGGTTTTGTGGGTACTGCCACTTATGAAGGTCTCAGAGAACATTTTAATGTTCACACCTATGATAAATTTTTAGAGAAAAAATCCAGCTGCACTGATATGAAAGATGTGTGCCAAAGAGCAAAAATAGTTTTTGTTTGCTTACCAACACCAATGAAAAAAGATGGGTCATGTGACTTATCAATACTGCAGCAAGTTATTGATGATATTAACGGATATAAACTAGAAAATATTGTCGTAATTAAATCAACTATCCCTCCCGGAACCACCGCAAAATTTAATGAATCTTGCAAAAACATTCAGATAGTATTTAATCCAGAATTTTTAACAGAAGCAAATTATATTGATGATTTTAAAAATCAAAACAGAATAATTATTGGGGGACCACGACCTGCCTCCACGCTTGTTAAAAATATGTTTAGAAAAGTGTTTCAAGAAGTTCCAATTATAAAAACAGGTTCAGATACTGCAGAATCAGTAAAGTATTTTATTAATACATTTTTGGCCACTAAAGTTAGTTTTTCTAATGAATTTAAACAAATATGCGACAAAGTTGATGTAGATTATGATAAAGTAGTAGAATATGCTTTGTATGATCAGAGACTTGGAAAATCACACTTTTCATCACCCGGCCCAGATGGCAACGCTGGATTTGGAGGGTCATGTTTCCCTAAAGATATTAATGCATTAATTTATTATGCTTCAGAGATGGGCATCAACACACCCGTACTCTCCGGAGCATGGCAAAAGAATTTAGAAGTCCGCCCAGAGAGAGACTGGGAAAAATTAAAAGGTAGAGCAATTTCGGAGGAAAATTAAAATGAACACACCTACACACAAACTTTCAAATCAGGCGCTTGGCGCCGTCATGATGGCTCTTCAAGAGTCACTATTGAACGAATTGGATATCGTCCCGATTCTCAAGAGCTTTGAGCTTGTTGAGACTGAAGAAGGACTAGCAGTCACAAACCCCCCGACTGTTAGGGTCTCTAACGACACTCCAATTACAGAAGATGATTTATTAAAAATGGTAAAATAATGCCAAGATACCGTTACATGTGCCACACCTGCATGCATGAATTTATGGTCATTCATTATATTAATGAAAGACAAGAATCTTGTATTCACTGTGAGTCGCTGGAGATATCAAAACTTTTGACTAAACCTTACAAGGTTGAAACAAGTGAAGCCGGCGAGCAGATAACGGGACAGATTACAAAAGAATATATTGAATCCAATAAAGAAGTTCTAGAAGATTTAAAAAATTCTTCAAAGAGTGAAAATTATGAGCCGTCTTGAAATAGTATTAACATTGGTATTAACATTATCTGTGCTAGCGAATATTGGTCTATTGGCCTATGTACGTTCAGTATTGGCTAGGTTATTATTTGTATCAGATGAGTTAGGCGATTTACAAGACATGATCGATAGTTTTGCAAAACATGTTAGCGAAGTATATAATTTAGAAATGTTTTATGGTGATCATACATTGCAATCTTTGATGGAACACGCAGTTTCGTTAAATGAACAATTAGAAACATTTGAGGTAATTTATTCACTTACTAGCGAAGAAGAAAAGGAAACAAATTTTGAAGACGCAGCAGACGGCCGGGACGACCAAGAGCCCGAAGAAAACTAAAAAGAAAACAACAAAAAAATATTATTTTACCAAAGAGCACGAAGATGCAGTAGTAAAATACTGTAAGACCAATTGTGTTCGTGTACGTACTGAACTATATATAAAGTTTTTAGAACCCGCATTCGATGAAATGGTGGATAAGATTGTTTTTACCTATAAATTTACAACGTTACCCAATATTGATTATTTGAGGGATGAATGTAAAGTATGGCTAATGACCATCCTTGATAAATATGATCCGGATAAAGGGTATAAAGCATTCTCGTATTTCTCGGTAATAACAAAAAATTGGTTTATTCATAAAGTAAAAAAACAACAAAAAAGAAATAAAAGAGAAGTTGATTATGATGCAGTACCCAAGAACTACGAAGAAGAATATCTCTCAACTCAACAATCTTGGCTTACTGACAAATTAGAAGAAGAGTTTTGGGATTCCTTTTATAAACAATTAAAGACATGGGACGTATCCAAAATGAGGGCGAACGATCAAAAAGTTCATCAGGCCATTATTATATTATTTGAATCAAAAGATGAAATTGAAATTTTTAATAAAAAAGCTATTTATCTGTACCTGCGAGAAATCACCGGCCTCAACACAAAACAAGTTGTCAGTTCTCTGAACAAATTTAGAGTTTTATACAGAGGATTTAAGAAAGATTGGGAAAATGGCGAGCTATGAGTGAAAAGCATTTAAATAATTTAGTCGACGAAGCATTGGACAACATTCGCAATGATCGCAAACTTGCGCGCGAGTTTCTTAATGAGTTGGCCAATGAAATTGCTAAAGATCCAGACAATAATCGTTCTTTGTCACCTGTTGCCGCAAAGCATGTTGAAACAATGCAGCGCTCAAATGAACAACTTGTCAAGATTATCTCAATAAAACAAAAACAAACATCCCAAGACGTCGGCCTGAGTGAGGAAGATAAGGCTAATATTTTTGATATGATTCAAGGAGAAACGAAATGAGCATTAAAATGTTTGATTTTTCTGAATTGTGGACTGGTGCTACCCAGCTAATTGACGAATCTACGCGCTCTATCTTTGAATATGATGCTTATGCTGGAAAAACTAAATTTCCTGCTGTTGTCCTCTCTCCTCCAGTACCTTATAACTCCGATCAAGCCGGCGCACTCATTGGCGTGCCTAAGCCAGAACAGGAATCATCAGACAATCAGTTTCTTGGCGATACTGTTAACCGCCCCGGTGTGTTTGGATTCAGAGCTAGGATTATCGGCCCAAACTCACCTCATGGCTTTTTGCCTGATCCTTGTGCCACTTCAATATCTAAAAAACTTCCACCGGATTCAAAATTCAAATTGGTTTCAATGCACACTTTATTTCTTTCACCACAAGATTATACAATTCCATCCGGTGAAGTATTACCGTCGGTCGGAGAGGTAGTGTTAGTAGAGCTTGATAACGCCCAATTTGGATATAATTTAGAAGTAGGTCGTTTTGTATCTACCATAACGAAACCTAGCATGTATTTTAATGAACAAACGCTAACTGAACAATCCTGTATTGATGATAAGTCCGGACTCGATTTCACTTCCACAGTGGCCACCGCAAGAATAGATCTCAGTAATGTGGGAACTGGAACTGCGGCCCCTACACCACTCAAACTGTCACAAGAAGGCAAAGCTTTCCTTGGCGGAGATGAAGGTAAGCGCTATTCTGTGTATGATGACAAGGGTGGTATTGAAGTATCAAGCTATAGTGATGTAAAGGGACAGCCCACAATCGGTGTCGGCCACTTAATTACTCCAAATGAAGAAAGTAAGTTTAGCAAATATTTAGTAGGTGCTACTCCGGGAAAAATGACGGACGCGGAAATTACAGCCTTGTGGGATCAAGATATTGAAGACCATTCAAAATTTCGGAAACATATTAAAAAGCCTGTTACGCAAGAAATGTTTGATTCTTTGGTTTCATTAGCTTTTAATTGTGGCAACAACGCACGTTCGGTTTTAGAAGCCTGTAAAGCTATAAATAGAGAAGATTACGCAGCCGCAGCTATGGCTATTGTTAACGGACCTACAAAATCAAAAGGTAAGGATGGGGTACTGAGGACGTTTCCCGGACTCGTCAGACGACGATCTCGCGAAGCTAATCATTTTATAGCCGGCGGCTTCCCGGCAACTACGACACCGACAGCTTAAACTTGAGCCTAAAATGAACATAACAAATATTATTAAAAGGAAAATAAATGAAGAAAGGTAATCCGAAAGGAAGTTCATCTTATAGTAAAAGAGGTGGCAAGCCATACAAAGACTTACAAAAATTAATTAACAATGGATTGGCAGAAGCCGGCATCCTAAATTCAGATCCGAAAGGTACCCCAAGAGCGCTTTATAAATATGCTTCAAATGAAACGGTTATTTCTAATCCGGGAGGCGCCCAAATAACACTTGGCCTTGATCGTCCCGATTCTCGTGGTTCTGGATTCGGAGCCCGAGGCTGGACCGGTCTTCAAAATAAAAGTATTGGATCTTCTAGAATTGATTTGGTTGTGGGTCGTATGGCGTCGGTCAACGATGGAGATGGCGTACCGCCCGGAACTTACGTCGACAATAATTTCTTCGCCGATGCTGCAAGAATTTATATATGTGAAACAACCAACGTAGATCAAAATTTTGGTTTAGTTGAAGGTATCGTCGGAAACCCAAAAGGTGTCTCAACTGTGGCGATCAAATCGGACCAAACGAGGATTATGGGTCGCTCCGGCATTAAAATTTGCACCGGTGGCGGCAACAATGTTAGAGGCTTCGGCATTCGCGGAGAAACAACATCAAAGGGCGGACGACTCCCTGTCGCCGGCGGAATTGATATGATCGCCGGCGCATTCAATGGCGACCGTCTCGTATGGAATCCGTGGAATATCCCAGAACAATTGATTGACTTACAGCCAGTCTGCAAAACATACAATGTTAGAGACTACTTAAAGGAAGTAGCAGCACTGCATGATGATATGTACAGCGCTCTTACGAATCAATCAATCTTGCTGCAAAATATTTGTACGGTTATTATGAACCTAGGCGCGACTTTCATTCCAATCGCCACGTCTCCGCAGTCAATACTTAATATAATTGTTCAGACCCTCGTGGGTATGCTTGGTTCCATCGTTATGACTTTACAGCAAAATGGCTTATATCATTCTCGTGCACAACACATGGCTATAGATTTTGATTATTTAGAGCATGCCGGGTATAAATTTATTGGTAGTAGAAGCATTAGGGTAACATAAGAGAAAAAAATGTCAAATTGGGAAGTTTCAAAATTTTTAAAATATCAAGATAAGAACAATGATGGTTTGCCGGATGTGTGTACTCCACAAAAACCGATTCAGACACCAAAGTGTCCATCGTGTTTACCAAAGCCAACAGCCTTGGTACCACGCTGGCGCCCAAGGAGCAAGAATGATCCGTTTTTGAATGAAAGGAGGTGTGTGTATCAAATAACATATCCAACTCCTCACACTGATACAGGTGTGTATGAAAAATATGGCGCTAATGCAACTGAAGAACAGGCCGAAATAGTTTTGAAAGAGCGCGCCGACGCCTTTAAAGATAATGCCGCAGAAGCGTTAGCTGAATATTACAATAAGGATACGAGCGAAACATCAATTAAAAAATTAGTGGACGACATGGAGTGGTCAGATTGGGATCTCGACGCTCGCCCAATGTCTCATCTTAAATTTTTATACTCAGTACCCCATGATACGCTTGAAGAACTGCCAGAGGCTCCGTACAATGACGAAGAGCCGGAGCCCGATACTGACGATATTGAGGTAACTTTCTTCGCCTCAAAATTAATAAAAAACATGGTACGCCTCCGAAGAGCGTTAGACTTTTATTCAAGTAATTTAAAAGTGTACCGCGCCCTAGAGGGCAAAAATTTATTTTTCATAAAAGGTGGTGTCTTCAATCTTGACTTATACGGAGATTCGGCGCCCTTCGGCAACTCAGTTACAGAACGATTAATTCCAGAACTGTCCAAATTTTTAGAAAGATATGATATTTTCTTACATCCATTTCCTATGTTTTTTAATATGCAGTGGGATGTCGCGACCAAAATTGATTTTACTTTCACATACGAATATGAATTAAAGAAGATGAAAGTCCATACGCAAGGCGATTGCGCACCAAAAATATTTGGTAAAAGCAAGCTGAGCCGCATGCTCGTTAAGTTGGGCTGGAATGATCCTACCGCAGTTGCATATTTTGTACGCCAAAATGAAATTCTGAGAGATGCATCGGCCCGGGCCCCCAAGCCGTGGTTAGATACGGTGATCAATTATACTTATCCACCCATTAAAAGCGTCAAAGTTGCAGATCCAATAAAACTATCCGACCGGTCTGATGCCGGCGATGGCGAAAGAACAATCATGGGTTGTATTGGTGATGCGCTCGAAGCTGAATTTAAGCAATTGGGTCAAGATATCAAAGATGATATTTTTGATATGGGAGATGCTCTCGCTGCCCAATTCCATAAGTCTTTGTGTATCGGAGATTATGTAGAACTCTTAGAAGAAGAATTCAAGATCGGAAAAATTGATGACCCGGGTGCAAACCCTAACCTTTCACGTGAAGAAAGGGAAAAAAATATATTCCAATATGCTCAAGAGCAGGCATTTGGTGAAATTAAAGACAAAGATATATTATTTGCCGGCATATGTGCACGCTTCAACTCCATGGCCGGCTTCCCCGGCGGCGAATTCGCCTCACAACAAAACACGTTAGATAGAATTTGGCGTGACGGCCTAGACCCTGCCATGCTGTGCTATTTAATGGACATGTTCTTGGATGTAATTGAATGTTTGTTTTCAGGCCTTACTTTTGAAGAACTAATAGCATCAGCCGTCAGATCTGCCTTGAGGGCTATGTCTATTGAAGATTTTGGATTCTTATTTATTGGCTTGCCCCCCGACAAGCAGGCCCGACTTGACGCGATGGTTAAGCAGAAATTGGCTTCCGGTGACATCTTAAGAGAAGGTTCACCGGGTCAGAGATTGTCCGACTCTATTGAAACTAGAAATAGAGATGGAAGCTCATCAGTGCCCCACGGACAGCCCTTGTTTGCTAAAAAGATTGTAATTGAAAAACCTTGGGACAACAAAGAAGTAGTTGAGGAACAAAAAAGAAACTATATGAGAGAAGGCCCGCTATCCGGCTTCTCGCCAACTGGTCGACCAAACCGTGGCCAAGGAGAATCTCAACTGTCTAGAGCCACCGCGGCCCAGCAATTAAAAGGCATCGGCGACGACTTAAATCCAAATGTTGTTATGGAGGCATATATCAGTCTATTGATAGAAGAATATTCTGATAACCTCACAGACTTGATAAAACTTCTTGATGATCTCCCCGGCGCCCCAATAATTAAATACTTAATTGCTACTTTGGACTGCCCACGTCCACCATTGTTCAACCCAACACTGGCTGATTTCTTGGGCGATTTGGCGCTTCCATTTTGTCAGGGTAAGTGGCACATCGGTTTACCAAGAATGGATAACTTATTTGCATGGATTCCGAAGCTAGATGATTTTCTGGCGTTCTTGTGGTGGTTAGCAAAGAAAATTTTACAACAACTACTCATTATTATTATTATGAGATTAATGATCTGGTTATGTCAGCTACTGTCAGACGCTCTTTGCAAGGCTTTAGAAATTGTTGGATCTGCCGTCGCGAACGCCCTTACAGGTTCACCAAAAACTCTTCATGAGGTTATCAAAGATGCAATTTGTGGGCCGGATTCAGATCCGGCACAAATAGAAGAAACAATTCAAGGCATTTTCCAAAGCTTCGGCGACGGCTCTGCTGCCTTCTCTGATAAACAAAAGGTTACCAACTTTGTTGAAGATTTATCTTCGGCTGTGACTCGTAAAGAGTTAACCGATGCGGTTTCTGGAGACGCGTCTAGCACATTCTTGAATGTTTTAGAAAGCCTCGTTGAGTTTGAATACCCAGAGTTTGCTAGCACATTCGGAAACCGGGCCAAGGCCGAAGCCTTCTTTGAAAATATCGGTAAGTTGATGCCACTTGAAGCCAGAGATGAACTCAACAAATTTAGAGGCATGCTTGAAGATGATGATATGATGCCGGCCAACCCCAGCCTTTGTGCTACTCCAGAGCAAGTAGAGGAATTCTGCGCAAACCGCGCCCAATTACTCGCAGGGCGCGCCTCGCCGAACCAAATTCAACGCCTTTGTGACTCCGGGCGCGATACGCTCAAAGAAGAATTGCAGGATATTGGAGACATTTTTCAAAAAGGAGTCCCGGCTTGGTTGGAAGATAATATGCCACCTATTATGTCAACCGACCCAACTTGTGATGATGGCGTGCTACCATACGAGCCACCTGTTCTCCGAGAATCGGTTACCAGCACATCAAAAGCAGCATTTGCCTCAATAGAAGCAGCCTTCTATCGCGATATGATGGGTGAGGGTAATAAGAGGGCTCACCAATGGGGATGGTTGAACATGGTGCTGTCGGATACGATGGGAAGACCATATTCATATCATAGTGATGTGACAGCATTCTCAAGCATCTTTGGGTTCACTAGAGATGTCGATTATTATATACCTTATACTCCCAACGACCCGCCCACTGAAAGAAGTGCGTGGGCTGGTCACGAAGATCAGTATGGTGCATATCCAAAAACTATAGCCAAACAACTTCAAGGTGAATTCCAGCAATTACCAGATAACCATGATTTCAGGGCAACCCGGGATGTGGCAGACACTGAAATATTTTATCAAAATTATGAAGAGCTTGGGTTTATTAGAAAAGGGAAAACATCCGGAGGATGGTTTGGCATCGGCGCACAAGAATATACAGATGTTGATGTAGAATTAACAATATTACCAGATCATGGCTACAATGTGAAGCCAATTGTTGAGTGGGATGCACAGCGTGTCAAATTCATGAAATATGCCAGAAAGAGAACCCCGGACTTAAGCTTAAGTTATAGAGATGGTGGCTTTTTCGGAACTCCCGACACGGTTAATGATCATAACATATTTACATACGGATTTGACATAGAGCTGTTCACCAATGATATTAGAAAAGAAGATGGGCAATTCTATTGGCGCCCGGGCGATACCTCAAGAATGGTCGTTCATAAAACTACCGCTCCGTCTCTCGCGAGCATGGGCGATAGTTTCTTTATTGCCGGCGAGCATGAGAGCGAAGGTCGTGATGACAGTCCATCACATTCGATCACATGGCAAGAGTATGAATTTATAGCCAAAGACAACGAGCTAGACAATAATCCGCTTGTCGGCACTGGCTATTATATGGATTTTGATAAAGCTTTGATCGAGCCCGTTGAAGCCTCCCTGCTGCCCCCACAGCTTGTTTTGATGAGTGAGATGGTTAGGAAGGGCGGACTCGGCCAATCGATGTTCGGAGGAACTATAGAGTCGGTCTACAATGATACTATGAACAAAATTTGGAAAGCGCTGTCTAGCGAAGTCGCAAATAATGAGCCGGCCTTCCGTTACGGTGCTGCAGCAGATTCTATAACCAAGAGCCAAATAGATTATGGATTTGAAGAAAACGGACAATTTTTGACTGTTTGGGAATATGTCATGAAACGATTATCGGAAGATTCTGACTGGAAGATGAGAGAGATGCCTTTGGGAATAAGTCGCATGCAATGGGATGAAGAAAACAACGACGGACCAGAAAACCGAGTATTTTATTTAGATCCAAAAGATTATGGCGGCAAAAATGTGAATCCTCCATTTTATATTAAATCACCGCCAGCATCCGGTTGGTTGGGTATGGCACAGGCCCTATATCCAGAGCACTCCGCATGCGAACCTGGAAGCCGACCATTTGTTGATTTTGAAGAAATAAAAGATAGTATTGATACATCATATTCTAAAATTGCCGAAGACAAGAGATTACAAAAAAACCCTTCATGTGTTTCTGAGAAACCATACAACAGAATTTTACATCGTGCACCGAAGTCTACCATTGAAGCGGTCATCAAAGCTGCATGTAGAGTATTCGGCAGCATGGAAATGATCAAAGCTTACCCAGTGATTAGTAAATTTGCTCCAGACTTTAAAGAAAATTATAGCAACCTTTTTGCTTCGTATGTTGTAGAAGTTATGGAAGAAGGCCTTAAAGATGCACAAAATGATATCATGGAGTTGTTTACATCATTCAAAGATGATGAATTTTGGTATGCATTTTTGGAACAAGCTGTCCAAACATATGCTAGATTAATTGAAACAGGCGACATCCGAGAACCATCAGATGAAATCATAGCCGCTCTTGAAAGAATGGAGAACTTTGAGATGCGCTATAAGATGCCTACAAAAAATGATTTTAATATAGCAAAACTTATCGGAGATACATCGCGCAAAGAATCATTCAAAAATTACCGGTACGAAAAAGTACTAGAAGGTGTGCAGGCTACCGAAGACGATGCTAAGATCATATTGACCGAATTCGTGTCTATTGAGCTTGATTCTCTTGGTGTGGCTTTTGAGAAAAGTCTAACTACAGCAAAGATGGAGGGCATCGATTCCATGTACCGCAATGTGGGATATTACGTGCTTCAAAATCTGTCTTCCAATACTCAGCTAGACTTGCATAAAACTATTTCAGAAGAGCCGATCGGGTTTCCTGAAGAAGAAACCTCTGGGCTTTACACGTCCGGCGGTGAGCTGATCTATCCAGATGGTAATTCTTATGTTGGATATTATCATGTACATAGAAATGAAGAAAATAAAATAATTTTTATGGAAGGTGAGGAACACACTGATACGGATCATGAGGTTTTAGAGCCTTTGGCAAATAGAGTAAAATTGCCGATCGGTGGCATCGGCAGCTTTGCTGCAGTATCTGATACATCCAAACCGTTTATAGCAGAAACATATATGCTTATTAATAACGAAGAATATTCTGTAGAAGCTGGTATGGCAAAGCTCAGATCAAACCCGGCCGACGCAACAAAAAATATTTCAGAAGTATACCCCGGCACCATGAAACTCACTACTGCGCCCGTTACTGACGCAGACGGCCGCACAACAGAGCAGGTTGTAGGTATTGAAGGAGAATTGGGAGTCCGGTATGGACTCAGGTTTAGTCTAGTGATGGATACTAGAAAAAGAATACTTCTACGTACCGAGGTTGATGCTCTTGACATCCCAATCGGCAGAATACAACCTTTAGAATATGACAGCAAACTGATGTATTGCTTGGTAAATAATTTAATTGATGAGCCGGCATTTCAATTACTGTTTAAATACGTATTTCCAATACCTAAGTTTATCTCATCTTTGGCAATATATTCAGCCATGGGCTTTTTACCTTCAATCGGAGAAATACAGAGAAATACCATCAACGCGGATATCGCTGAAAAACCGGGCATGAGTGTTGAAACCTCAACGGATGAAAATGATCAGATTGTGTATTCACTGGTCGACGGCGCCGATGGCTGGGCTCAAAAGTGGCAGCGCTACCCGGGATTTGCTCGTGGTTATGGAAAACATTTACTACATTTTGATAATTGGGACCGGTCTGAATTGTACTATACAAAATCAAAGATCAAAGCAATGTTCAAAACAAATTATTTCCATAGAAAGTTTGATCCCAGCAAGCCCGCGGGATCCGGCGGCCTCGGAATTGGAAAACTGAACAAGCCTCATCATCTCCAAAATTATAAAAGCATGTTTGTATCTAATGCCGCCCTGCGCCACATATCGTGGCACAAACGCAAAATGCTTCGCTCTAATCCTTTCAATGCAAATGGTGATATTTGTAAAAAAGAATAATAAGTAATTGTTTTAACACATATTTAAATAAGAGGTAATAAAAATGGCTTCAATTGGTGTAGCACTCCCTTTAACAAAAAATGATATTGATGGCTTTACAATGCTTAAGAGGATTGCCACAACTGCTAAACAAAATCTTAAAATGTTATTGCTTACGATTCCGGGCGAAAGAGTGATGGATTCAGACTATGGTGTAGGTATGAAAAAATACTTGTTTCATAATTTTACGCAAGAGACATATAGCGAAATTGATAGCAAAATAAGAGAACAAATTGCAATTTACATGCCGGCAATACAAATAAATGAGATTAGATTTTCAGAAGCTGAGCAAGATGCAAACAAATTAGCAGTCAGCATTTCTTATTATTTACCGGGTATTTCAGTCTCAGATTTGCTACAATTTACTATTTAGTTTAATTAAGGAGCCCATTTTTTATGTCGGACGATCAGAAAAAAATAATGCCCATAAATTACACTAATAGAGAATTTGGCTCTATTAGAGAAGATTTGTTGGATATGGCAGAAAGGTTTTATCCAGACACTTTTCAAGATTTTAGCGAGGCCTCCTTCGGCGCGATTGTTTTAGATGCTGCAGCATACGTTGGCGACCAACTAAATTTTTATTTAGATTATAATATAAATGAAGCTTTTTTAGATACCGCATATCAATACAACAATATTTTAAGACACGGAAGGATCTTAGGTTATAAAGCTGATGGCCGGCCCTCAACTTTTGGACAGGTCACACTTTTTATAATTGTTCCTGCCTCCACGGTTGCTCTAGGTCCCGATGAAAATTATTTACCTGTTCTTCGCCGCGGCGCACGGTTCACATCATCCGCAGGTTTAAGTTTTATGCTCACAGAAAACGTTGATTTCTCCGATCCTAAAAATGATGTTGCTATTGCACGGAACGATATCACCACCGGCGCTCCAACATATTATGCTATAAGAGCTTATGGCCATGTTGTTTCTGGTATGCTAAATCAGGAAATAATAGAAGTCGGCCCATTTCAGAGATTTAGAAATATTGAGCTTTCAACTACAAATGTCTCTGAAATAATTTCTGTTTTTGATTCTCAAGGCAACGAATATTTTGAAGTTGATTATCTAGCACAAGATCTTGTGTTTAAAGAGCTTGCCAATGATAATTATAAAAATGACAATGTACCCTCAATTATAAAGCCTTATTTAGTCGCCAGAAAGTTTGTAGTTGAATATCAGCGAGATAGAACGATACTTCAGTTCGGCAGTGGTAATGAATCCGAATCCAATGTTGTAGCCAATCCACAATCGGTGGCTATGGATATTTATGGCAAAAGTTATACTACTGATAAGACATTTGACCCAACTAAGTTGGCTAATAATCAAAATTTTGGAATTGTTCCTTCTAACACATCTCTAACAATTGTTTATAGATCAACAAACCCCACTAACTCTAACGTTGCTGTGAATGCCTTGACTAATGTAGCAAGCAAGCTTTTTGATTATCCAAAGCGCGCCGGCCTGAGCAGCACTGCTATAAAAGATATTAATGATTCACTGGAGGTTACTAACGAAAAACCAATTTTAGGTGATACATCGTTTTTGTCGGCGGAAGAACTTAAGAGAAGAGTGTTTGACACTTTTCCAACTCAAAATAGAGCAGTAACACAAGCAGATTATGAAAATTTAGCATATAGAATGCCGGCCAAATATGGCTCAATCAAGAGAGTTTCGGTTCAGAGAGACCCGGATTCCCAGAAACGTAATCTAAATATGTATGTTGTTTCGGAAGACAAATTTGGCAAGCTGACGCTATCCAACAATACAATAAAGAAAAATCTTAAAACATGGCTGAATAATTACAGAATGCTTAGTGATACCATTGATATATTGGATCCATATATCCTAAATGTGGGCATTGAATTTGTCATAAAACCAATGCCAGCAGCAAATAAATTCGTTGTTTTAGACCGGGCTGTACGCGCAGTTCGCTCAAAATTCACTGACACACAATATATCGGTGAACAATTTTCAATTAGTGATGTATACTCATTTCTAAAGGAAGTCCCCGGTGTGTTAGATGCACTAAAAGTTAAAATAGTACCAAAAACAACTTCTGAATACAACCAAGCAAGCATCAGTATTAACGATAATCTATCGCCAGACGGCAATTATTTGATGGTACCTAAAAATGCTATTGTTGAGGTTAAATTTCCAGAGATAGATATTAAAGGAAAAGTTAGATAATGGCGATAAAGCGTTACACCGCGACAGCAGATAACACAATTTCAAATGCGTGGCAGGCTAATTTGACTCGACGTGCTACAGGCTCTAATATGGGTGCCGCAGACGTGTTAGAGGTTTACTCTGTATACGCCCGGGCATACACATCGTCGGCCGAAAACAAGCAAGTTGAACTTTCAAGAATATTAGTTAAGTTTCCAATTGATTCAATTAGCACCGATAGAAGCAACGGAGCCATTCCAGCTAGCGGGAGTGTTAGTTTTTATTTAAAATTATATAATGCTGAAACATCCAAAACAGTACCTGAAAATTATACACTTACAGTCAAACCAGTGTCACAGTCTTGGCAAGAAGGTTCTGGCCTAGATTTAGAAAATTATCTTGATTACACAGTAGGCAATACTGGTTCAAACTGGACACAGTGCAGAAGAAATGGCAATGGTACCGTTACAAACTGGTCTTCATCTGGCGGAGATTATCTTACTGCTTCAAACTTCAATCAGAGTTTTGAAAGTGGATTAGAAGACTTAGAGGTAGATGTAACTATTTTGATGGAAGAATGGATGCGCTCTGCGCCTGTATACCATAATTATGGTTTTGGTATTATGTTAACCGCATCGCAGGAAGTGACTGCATCCTATAACTTAACAGGTGGCGCCAACTCATTCTATACAAAAAGATTTTTCGCTCGCGGTACTCAATATTATTTTAAACGACCGGTCATTGAAGCACGCTGGGATTCCAGCATTAAAGACGATCGAGCAAATTTTTATTACAGTAGCTCTGTGGCATCCGGCGAACAAAATGTAAATACATTATATTTCTATAATTATGTACGCGGCAAATTGCAAAACTTACCCAGCGTAGGAACCGGCCTTTTGAGAGTTCGACTTCATTCCGGCTCAATGGACAATACAGAGCCATCTGGAAGTGCTTTAACGCTTTGTGTTGATGACCGCACTGGATATGGCGATTCCCAGCTGTATGCCACTGCTGGTCAAGTCTCAACAGGAATCTACAGCTGTAGTCTAGCAATCACAGGAACATCAAGAAACAAAATCACAGACATGTTTGATGTTTGGTATACAGGCAGCACAAGGTTCTTTACGGGCTCATTTAAGCCGCAGACGTTTGAGGGTAACGAAATCTCAATTAGGCCAAGCTACTATTTGAATATTACAAATTTGAAACAAAAATACCGCTCCAAAGAGAACGCAAGATTTAATTTATATGTTAGAGAAAAGTTCTGGTCACCAACAATTTACACTAAGGCCAATAACGACATAGAGACCACAACGATTGAGAGCGCGTCTTACAGAATATATCGTGTAATAGACAGTCTCAATGCCATTCCACATGGCACGGGCAGCGACCTACACACAGTCTTGTCACACGACATATCAGGTAATTATTTTGATTTTGATATGTCACTTCTCGAACCCGGATACGAATATGCATTTAAATTTGCCTTCTATGATTCAAGCCTGAGTGATTGGGTTGAGCAAGATGAAGCCTTCAGGTTTAGAGTAGAGAATTATGAGTATTAAAAAGCTTTTTGGCTCTGTTGAAAATAGTAGAAATTATCTAGCCGAGACTAATCAAAAAAATGTTTTCAGTGATATAGAATCAAAAGAAAACTTGAAACAACTCTCTATCAAACAAGAGACTTTTGTTCCGCAAATTGATTATGGTAAGCCTGAAAATTTTGCCAAGTTCGGTTCCGCCTACTATTATTACAGCGGCGCCCTAGGGCGAATTGTAGACTATTATCCGTATGATGGTTCTGATGCCGAGCAGCATGAGTTTTACAACAAATCATTAGATGTTGAAAAATATATTTTCAATAATCTGTTTCCGAGAACCAATGGATATGCTAATTTTGATTCTAGTTCTTATATTGATTTTAAGGGAGGCCCACATGGTGTAACCTATGATACGGTAAATCAATTATTCAATAACCCCAACGATAGCAAAAGACATTCTGCGAACCTGTACGATAAAAATATATATGAAACCGCAGGCCTTCCAGACAACTATGGCACGGGTTCACGACAATCAAATCTGAGAGCAAATTTTGATAGCGGCGTTACAGTTGAGTTTTGGTTAAAAGCTGAAGATCTCGGAGCCAACGCCAACTCAATTGTGTTTGATATGTGGAACGATAACGCGTCTGGCTCACATGATATGGGGCGAATGACCATTGAAGTTTTGAGCGCTTCTTCAACTTCGCCATTCTTATTTACAGTTCAGTCTGGTTCTATGACATCTGGTGCGCCCGGATCCGGCACATTATTCCAACAACCAATCGGCCAAACTATAACTTCCACCACACTAGATGACTGGAACCACTATGCCTTCGTATTTCAAAATTCTGGCTCTGATTTTAGAACCAATTTTTATCTTAACGGATACCTCAACCATACGGTTGTTAATTCGGACTTAGCTATAGGAGAAATTCCATCAAAAGATATGAAGGCCCGAATAGGCGCCTTGATAACTGTGCCTTTCAGGCCCGATGCAGCCGCCAGTACTCGTACAGCAAATACTCATACATTGACAGGCTCAGTAGATGAGTTTAGATTTTGGAAGACTGCCCGAAATGCACAAGAGATCGGCCGAAACTGGTTCGCGCAGGTCCGCGGCGGAACAAACACAGACATTTATAATACAACTTTAGGAGTGTATTACAAATTTAATGAAGGAAATTCCGGCTATGGTTATTTAGACCAAAACGTGCTGGACTATTCTGGTCGTATCACCAATGGTACTTGGACGGGCACCCCCTCAAGAACATTAAGTTCCGCCCTCGTCGAGGCTTCGGCCGCCGCCAGTGAGTATAAAGATCCGATCATCTACTCCTTGCATCCAGATGTGGTTAATTTGCGCCAAGGTCTTTTCAATTCTGGCTCTTATCACGATAGAAACAACACTTCAAATTTAAAAACCTTGGTCCCAAGTTGGATTTTAGAAGAGCACGAGGCTCTCGGAAATACAAATGTTGAATTATTAGCCCACATTCTTGGCGCCTACTTTGACAAAATTTACAATCAAATAGAAGCTATTCCAACTTTTAAGCAGCTGCAGATGACAAGTGCGTCATATACTCCGTTGCCGTTTGCAGAACATTTGCCTCAATCTCTGGGCCTTTATATGCCGCAATTGTTCGTTGATGCAAAAGTAATAAGCAGATTCGCGAACAAAACAGATGATTTTAGATTTCAAGCAGATTTGACCGATACTAAAAACCTGATCTACCAGAACCTTTATAATAACTTAACAAACATTTACAAAACTAAGGGTACTGAAAAGACAATTAAAAATGTTTTAAGGTGTTTTAATTTAGATGACACCATAGTAAAAGTAAGAACTTATGTAGACAATACAGTGTATGATCTAGATGCCCGGACTCCTCGTTTGGAACAAACGCTGGTCAACAAAAAAGCGCTTTATTTTAATACTTCAAGTCACATTAATGCAACATGCTTCCAATACCAAGACCCAGACGACACATCCGCCACTAGAGGCTATATTTCTGGCTCTGGCCAGTTCGGTTACGAATATCCGTACGGATTTACAGCAGAGGCTGACTTTACTGTGCCATCTTTTCAAACTGACTATGACAGTGTAGACCGCTCCTTTGAGGTGTCATCACTTTACGGAATGTACAGCGCCTCAGCCGGCGAAGACACAAACACTAATTGGCACGTGTATGACAGTGCCAATTTCCAAGTATATATTGTCAGAGAAGAGAGATATTCTAAAAATGCATTCTTCATGCTTTCATCGTCATACTATCCGAATGATCCAGCCGGCAGTACCCCGTGGTTGAATCCGAATGCCGGCCCCTTCCCGATTCTAACAAGCAGTGTATTTTTTGATGCTTATGATAATTCAGATTGGAATGTGTCAGTACGCCTCAAACCAAGCACATTTGGAATGACAAAAACTGTATCCGGATCTGACATCGGCTACACATATGATTTAATATTCCAAGGCTTAAATACGAAGCTGGGCAACATTGAAAATCAGTTCGTGTTGACAGCATCGGTAAGCAGAACTACTGCTGAACACTTTTTGTCCGGCTCAAAACGTTTTTATGCCGGCGCCAATAGAACCAACTTTTCAGGTACAGTAAATCACCCAACTGATATACGACTGTTCAATGCACGCTATTGGGGTAAATTTTTAGATGAAGATTCACTAAAACAACACATATACGATATTGATAATGCCGGTATTTCGGGCTCCTTTCAACATCTTTCTCCGTTGGATCCAAATTCAAACAATTTAGATCTTTTAAATATCAACACACTGGCATTAGACTGGAACTTCAATGATGTGACGAGTTCAGATGCATCCGGCCAATTTTTAACACTAGATATGTCATCAGGCTCTGCTCAAGATCGTCGCGCCCTCGGTTGGCTTGGCGGCTTGTCTAGATATAAACATCCCGGTTTGGGATACGGGTTTACTGTAAACTCCAGCAAAGTACAAAGAGAATTTCTTACCAACACTTTCAAGTTTATGGACCCCGAATCGCCAATATCTTCCGACATGGTTCAAATTTTGACTTCGGATGACCGCGCATTCGGATTCACAGAGACAATCCCCAACTATCATCACACGGTAGAGAAAAGCATGTACGCAGCAATTTCAGATGAAATGCTAAATTTCTTTGCCGGAGCCCTAGATTTTAATAATATGATTGGCGAGCCAGTCAACAGATATCGTGCTCGTTATAAAAAATTAGAAAAACTGAGAGAAGCATTTTTCCGTAGGGTATCTACTACTTCAGACGTTGAAAAATATATTGAATATTATCAATGGTTTGATGATACAATTTCTCAAATTATTGGTCAGCTAATGCCTGCCTCTTCAAAATTTACTGACGATACAATGAATATTGTTGAAAGTCATGTATTGGAAAGAAATAAGTATAAGTCACAATTTCCAACAATTGAGTTTAGGCTTGATGATCCGATTACTCCAATAATGGGAATTAATGAAAGACTTTACAACTGGAGAGTTAATCATCACCCATCCTCGGATCTAACCGGCTCTTCTAAACAAATGCTGAACGCCCAATGGTGGAAAGAGAGAGCGGAAAGACAAAAGTCTGATATCAGCAGCGGTAACAGCTATGTCGATGCGGAAAGAGACAATATGAGAATGTCAATTGAGAACGACAACAACCAAAAACTCAATATACTCTCAACTCTGTCAAATGGTGTACACAGCGGTTCTATTTTCCGTATTCGCAAGCTATCAAAACCTTATAAACTTACTGTGTATCGTACAGCCTCACCGGTAATGCCGATTAAAGGTGGCGTAAACTTTGAAAGAAACAAGAAGATTGACTTAACCTACAATGCCACACGCCCCCATGGACCTGTTAACCAAGATGCCGGCGCATACGTTCCAGAAAACGTATTGTTTTCGTCTGTATATGGTATTAATGGCGAAGAAGATGAAACTGTAAGACTTAAAAATATACAAGATCCACTTTCTAAGCCTAATGATAAAGTAAAGAGAACAGTTAAAGTACAACATGGTAGAGACTGGGAAGAAGGAATAGGCTATAAAAACATAAAATCAGATATTTCCTTCCCCTTTAATATTATTAGCGGAAGCGTTACTGCCGGATATCAAAAGAATGTGGATGCTCGTGTAATGTCCGGTGTTATTATTACCAACTTACATAATGATGTATATGGCCCTGACATGGAAAGGCCAATGCAAGGCCCGTTTACCAATTATGCCGTAGGTGGCCATCAATCACGACACGTAAAGGTGAACAAGGTTACGGTTGGTTCAAATTTCCCAACTGGTGAAGTTTCGATGAACGAGCTGCCGGATGAAGGCGACACCTTAACATTAAATGATGGTGGTACGTCTGTAGACTTCACGTTTACCTCATCGCCCACTAACCCAGAAGATGCTGATATTGACGGCGACACAACCGATACAATGGAAAATCTTGTGGCCGCTATCAATTCGTATCCGGGCTTTACAATTAAAGCAGGCATAACATCAAATGGTACAGCCAGCTTAACAAATTTTGTTAATTCACCTGATTATTCAGTTGGCAACATTACTATCACCTCCACGGGCACTTGGCCATATGCTATAAGCGGAATGGCTGGTGGTGTAGGTGGATTGGATCGATGGGATTCTAGACCTGAAGCATGGAAAATACTTCTTGGTAAAGCTGACGATCCGCCCATATCTGGCGCGATCGGTATGGTGGGCCCGGACTATCCCTTGGCTAATGCACCAGAAGAGTTGGGACAATACCCTCATACTGCATCGCAGAAGGCTATCTATTACAGAGGGTTCACGGCTAAACGTCCTGTCAACATTAGAAATATTCACCACACCACTGGTTCCACAATTCTTGGAAATTATAGCCATAACTATGAAGTAGTTAACGCCCACGGTGGTTGGTCTAATCCAAGACAATTCATCGAAAAGCAGCCAAACTTACCAACTACAATTAAAAGCGACTACATGTCAAGCTCAACATCGGTGCGAACACTGCTGGACATTCATCGCGGATCGCGAGATGGCGTTTACAATGATGAAACTGGCTCAGCGATAATTTTATCAGGCGCCAAACCACATACAGATTGGAGTGGCGATTATTCCACCGATTACTTGCAAGGCGGCCTCGGATATACCACAACACCCCTAGGAGGCCAAGCAACCACTAATAACTCAGTGTTTGTTTCTAAATTTAGTGCGCCCGGCGGCATTGAAGTTATGTCTAGGGGTTATCAAGACTTCCGATCTGGAGAATTTTCAGTTTATAACATGTTGAATAACAGAAACTTAACTGTTAAGCGTCCATTCCAAAGTCCGCCGATTGTTTCTGGCTCAGCCGAAGAAGATGGCATTAGAGTTTATGATATTCATGGCAATGATTTCGGGCACACTGTACACGCCGCCCGCCATACCGAACGTTTTTTCCGAGATTCTATATTAGTACCCAGCAATCAGGGCGCCACATATGAAGAAAAGCCAGCATTTCACCGAGTTCATAGAAATAATTTGTGGCGCGCCAAAGAAGGTTCAGAAACACATTATGCGGTTACTACCGGCTCGTCTTTGATAAATGATAAAGCCCTGTATTTCACAGATTCAGCTAACTACGGCCACATGTTGCTTAATGCAGCATCGGCATCCTGTACTAACTTTTTGACTGGTGCTCGTTCTAGAGGGTTTACATTTTCTGGATGGTTTAGAATGTCGCCAACCAATGGAAGTGCGTGTTTGTTTACTGTCGGAAAGAATGGCGCCTCTTCAAAGCCGTTCATTGAAATTTCAAAAGTTTCTGCTAGCTTCAATTTAGAAGTAGCAACAAGAAATCATATATCCGGCTTCGGTGGCTCCCACCGCCGCGCGGTATGGAAAGTGTCTACTACAAGCAGCCTCCCGTCTACACCCACCGACGGCGCCCAAGCTGCTAGGATGAATGCCGGAGAGTGGGTCCACGTTGTGGTCAGATTGCCTGTTTCTGCCGGAGTCAGCGGCCCTAGCTTCCCAACAATATTATTTAATTCAGTCGTGCAGCGAGTTGTGGAGAGTACATCTCCATACGCCTATTTTGATCAAAAAATTGATGAATCAGCCTACAGTGTGCTTAGTTCCGTGCCGAGAAAAAGCGATTCGGTGCTAGGGTTTGGCCACGACGTATCAAAAACCTCAATTCAGGGTAATGCTTTATCTGGCGCCTTGGATCAAATAACCTTGTGGGATGTAGCCCTGAGCGCTTCAGAGACTCGAGCACTTTACAATGATGGTGTTCCCTGTGATATTACTGGTTCGGATGATCTTACTCAACCCCTCGCCAAAGAGCGCCTGTTCGCTTGGTATAAGCTTGGTGAAGGCAATCAAACGGATGTGGTTAAGGCAAACAACCCGAAAGTATTTATTTCGGGTACAAACGCCGTATGGAATTCGAATGGATGGGCAGAAAATCATTTGTTTCCGGTAGCTTATTCTTCCATTACCACAAACAACGCTCTAAGTTTTAGCGACGGCACCGAAGGTGGCCTTTATCCCACCCCGATGACCGGCTGTGTCGCGACGGTCCTTGGCTACTCTTCATCTACAACTTATTCCTGTGGAAATCATTACGATAACCTTAACCAGTTTCACCCAATTCCCAGAGGGGATCGTCAATACGCTTGGATGACAGGAGCCATGGAGCACACTGATCCTTGTAACCACAACTTTAGATATTCTGGCTACATGCCACTGTTTGGTGAGCAACAGGGTCGCTATTCTGCATCTTCTGGCTGGGAGCCATGGCTAACCATGATCTCAGCTAGCGATTTTGGAGTTTTTGATAACGATTGGGATGACCAGCAGGCATATGGTGCACCAAAAAAATGGGCCGAACAAAATTCAGATATATCAAAAGACTGGACGCCGCAAGATTTTGCCGGCCTCAATACAATAATATATGAACCCATATCTTCTTCGACAAATATATTGGGATACCCCTTTGCTGTGCCACTTTTTGATCAATCTAACACTCTTCCGACCGACGGGCAATATAGAAACAAGGTTAAAACTGGTTATGTTGGGTGGTTCCACGGAACAGTTAGTTCTTCGGGTCTCGGTTCCGGCCTTAAATACTGGGCCTCCACACAAGCCCATGGCTATCTTTTCAACACTTTGATGCTTAAACGAAACGGCCCGTACGGATATGGAACACATGCTCAATTCCGTCGCAACCCCAACCATCCTGTGTTGCGTAACGAAAGGTCATCAAGCGAACTTTCAGTTATAACTTATGCCGAAAGAGACGTGTGGCAGGGTGCATTGGTCCTCTCTCCTTTACATTGGAATCCGTATCATCAAATAATTGGACAAGAAAGAACAAAAGCTATAA